CCGACAGGCCGTTGGTCCCGCCGTTAATGCGCTTGGTGATGGTGAGAAAGTCGCCCTTATCGGCAAGGCTGTTCAGGCCCGCACGCTGCCAGAACCAACCCGCCGACAGCGCAGCATAGACCGGGGTTTCCAGCAGCTCCGGGGTGTTGAGCAATCGAGCATCGCTGAACAGCGCTTCGCTACAGGCTTCATAGTTGGCCCGGCCGGTGATCTGAATCAGCCCCCGGCCTCGGTATTTCTGGCCGTCGCCGTCCGCCTCGGGTGTGTTGCCCAGGCGCTTGGCCAGAGTGCCGGTGTCGTACTTGCTCAAATACTGATTGCTGCCCAGCTCGCGCACGTACAGAAGCTGGCCGGACTCGTGGCCGATCTGCGCCAGGAACGCCGCAACGCGCAGGCGGGTGATGATTGCGTACTTGCTCATCGCCGCGTTGAGAGCTGGAACAAAAACGCCGGCTTTAGCGCCGGCGTTGGGGAGGATCTGCAGCAGCTGCTGCGCTGTGATGGTCATGCCTGTTATCTCCAGTGATGATGAGGGTTAAAGCTGCTCGATCCTGAGTGGCTTGGTTGCTTTCTTTTTCTTGCCTTTAGCTTTCGCCTTGCCCTTCTTGCCGCCGTTGCACTCAACCGTGGTGCTCCACCCGGACTGGGTAAACACCTGCTCGACCGAGTCCACCAGGTACTCGCCATCGAGGCCGACCTTGAAGCCCTGGGCATTGATCATGCGTTCAGCGAATAGATCGGTTCGGCCAGGCATCTCCAGCCGCACGCCGGCGGTGCTGCGGTTGAATGCAGCCAGACGCGCCTTGGCGGCCTGTTCGGCTGCGGACTTGTTCGGATAGATATGGCGGTCGGTGTGCACCGGTGGCAGCCCATCCGGCGAGTCCTCGTTGCCCAGGTCGACGACCCGCAGCTTTCCGCTCTTCTTGTCCTGGTGCTTGGTCTGCACCGCCTTGTGGGTGCTTTTGTCCCCCAGGCGGAACTGATAGCGGCTCACGTCGCGGCGAGTGATGGTGACGGTGCTAAGGGCCCTGCCGCTGGCGCTCTGCCCGGCCTGCCGAGGCAGCACCAGCAACTTGCCGTCGGCCACCTTGGCTGTGCAGTCGTACTGCTTGGCCAGGCGAGTGATGAAGTTGAAGTCGGATTCGTTGAGCTGGTCGACCCGGGGCACCTTGGTGGTCACCGTGCACACTGGCTGCCAGCCGTTGCGGGTAGCCACATCGCGCGCGATCTGCTGCAGCGGGACATCTTCCCAACTACCGCTGCGGGTGGTCTTGCCACTGCCGCGCATGTCGCTGGCCTTGCCCCGGATCTCGATAGAGTCGGGCGGCCCCGTCACCACGACCTCGTCTACCGTGTAGCGACCCAGCCGGGTCAGTGACTGACCGGCGTACCCCATGAACACCTCGATACTGGCACCACGGCTGGGCAGCGCCACCGCGCCATCTCGGTCATCGATGCGCAGCTCAAACTCGTCCGACTCCATGCCGGGCTTGTCCGAGGTCCGCAGGGTCAGTAGCCGGTCATTGATCAGCGCGGTGATGTTCTTGCCGTCTGCAACGATTCGGAATACAGGCGTCATGCAATAAACCTCCCCCTGGGTGACACAGCCACCGGGACTTCATAGAATCCCGAGCCGTTGCCCCTACAGGAGTTGAGAAAGTGAAAAGGATTTTCGGATTGACGCTGTGCCTGTTGGCCACCTCGATGGCACAAGCCGAACAGAAACTTCGGGTTATAGACCTGGGTGACGACGCCCCAGTGAGCGCCGAAGCCGCAGAGCGCGGTAGGCAGGCCATCGCCGCCCAAGAAGCAGCAAAGAAAATCAAACCCGAGGAGGCCCGCGACTTCCTCAAACGTCTTAACAAGACGGTAGAGCACGGCCAAACCCTGGCGCTGTCCGGAGCTATGGACGGCAAACAAGCTCGCGAGCAGGCCATTGCGCTGAAAAAGTTAATGGACGAAAGCGACCGCTTCGGATCGCTGTTTGCCCCCTTCGCCAAGTGCCGCTCCGCCGCAATCGATGCCAATACCTCCTGGCAAGGCATGATTTCCCAGAACGTTCGGCAGTACTCCGAAGGCAACACGTCCTACCAAGCTAACGCCAAGGAATGCGCCCAGGCGGCCGGCTAATCCCATAGCTGCAGCGCAGCCTCTGTCACCACCGGAAGATCGGGCAGTACGATCAGCACCCCAGCCCGGAACGGCTGGGGTTCGTCGGCCAGCCCCTGGTTGGCATCCAGCACCGCTTCGACACTGCCATTCAGGTGCCCGTAAAACTGGTGACACAGGGTGTCGAGCAGATCCCCGTCAGACGTTCTGCATGTCGTCGCCATAGCTCACGAACTCCAGTGAAAAGCCCTGCTTACGCGGGATGCCCCCGGCCAGCAGGTGGCTTTGTTCTTCCTCAAGGCTTGTCAGGCACCAAGTGCCCAGCACTTCACCATAGCCCGTGGTCAGGCTCAGCGGCTGCAACCGCCGCCCGATGCTGCGCAGCTTCTGCAACTGACCCAGCCCACCCTTGAACCCCGGAAACACCGCGCCCTTGAGGGTGATCTTGTCGTCGCCCTGGCCCACCGCCTGCTGCGCGATACTACGGGTCAGGCGTTCCTGGCCAGCCCAGCGGAACCCGGTCTGACGGCGCAGCTCTTCAAAAGCTGCAGTGTCGAGGTTGAAGTAATACGGCTGCCCGCCAGTCTTCAGCGGGTGAATGATCAGCAGGTGCGGGAACGGCTTCACCGCCTCGGCGGCCGGAGTACCCAGGCCGCCGAACGATCCAGTAGGGAGAATGTTGCCCAGGGAGGGGCTGATCTGCCCGCCGATCCGGTTGATAGCGGCACCGGCCTTGGCGGTCTGCTCCTGCAGCGTACCGAGACGCTGCTGAATCTGTCCCACCGCCGACACGGCCTGGCTGTACTGAGCTGCCACCTCGCCGACTACGGACTGTGCAGCGGTGATGCCGCGCAAGGTCCGCTGCAGCTTGGCGCCCATCTCAGGCCCCACAAATGGGATGTTCTCCAGCTCCGAGGCAGCACCGGTAATATCGCTGATGGCTCCGTTCAGTGGGGTCAGCATGCCATCCGCACTGCTGCGGCCCGCCTCCCCCGCGTCAACCAGGGACTGAAACCCCGACTGCAGTTGCTCCATGTACGCCATGGCACCTCCTTAAACGTGTGGTTCATCCGACAGCTGACGCGCCGCAGCCTGGCGGCTGTACTCGTCGAACATCCGGCGCATATAAGGCTCAACCTCCCGGGCCACCTGAGCCGGGTCTTTAACGTCCCCCTGCACCGTGACCTGCAGGCTCGGCGAGAAAGCAAACTGCTGATCGACCTTGGGCACCTGCTTCGCAGGTTCGGGCGCCTTGAGCATTGCCGGCACGGCAGCCGACGGTGAGGCTGACCCCATCGAGCGAACCACCTGCCCCATGACCGGGGGCGTCTGCCCGGTCTTGAACGATTTCGCGATGTCGCCCAGGACCGGCGGGATGTCCTTCCCGGCATTGGCCAGCATCAGCGGGCCCGCTGCGGGCATCCGCTTGAGCGAGTCATCAGAACCGAACATCGACTTGCCAGCATAAGAGCCCAGGGCATCACCTCCCAGGTAACCGACAGTGCCCCCGATGGCAGCACCGATAGCCCCCCCGATGGCAGTGCCAAGCCCTGGAACGACAGAGCCAATGGCCGCACCGGCAGCCAACCCCATTTTCGTCCCGACCAAAGCACCCGCCAGCCCCCCCGCCGCGCCGCCATAGCCCTCTGCTTTCTCGTCCTTGGTCTTGGCATTCTGATAGGTGTCTGCAGCCTTGAGGCCGGCACCCAGCACCGACAGGAAGGCCCCGCCTTTGACCACCGGTGCCAGCCCCTTTAACAGGGAACCTGTACCTTTTAAGGCTGCCGAGCCTAAACCCACCGCACCTTTTGCAACGGTCCCCACACCGCCCCGGCTAAAGACACTCCTGAGCGCCCGCCCGACACTACCAAGTCGGCCGCGCCCCGCCCTTCCTGCCCGGGAGCCCCTGCCGCCTTTGCCTCCCTTCTTATCCTTGCCACCATCGACGTCGTAATCACCTCCGCCCAACCCGCCGGCGTTGGTGACAAACACCCGCTGAATCACGTTCGGGTTACCCATCAACGAACCGTGAGCCACATTGAGCAGGCCCTTGCCGATCTTGACGGCGGACACCACGCTCTTTAGCGCGACCAGCCCAGCCCCCAGGGCGGTAATCCCCATCACCAGGGGCGGGGCTTTCTCCGCCAAGCCAGTTAGCGACCTGGCCACCGTGGTGATGTGCTTGGCCACGGCATCTGTTGCTGGCCGCAGAGCATCCCCCACGGCCCGCATGCCATCGTTCATCGCGTGAACTGTTTCGGCCCACAGCTGCGAGGAGGTTTCCCGGCGCTCGGCCAGGTTCTTGTCGAGGATGCCCTTAGCGCTCAACGAATCTTTCTTGAGCTGCTCGTACAGCTCCCGGTTCTGCGAGTACGCCGTCAGTGCCGCCTTGACTTGCATGTCGGAGAACAGGTCACCGGTGCGCAAGGACTGCTCCAGGGCGTTCAGCATTGCCTTGGCTTTGGCCGGATCCGCCTCCTTGCTGATCTTCGCCTGGGCCTCGGCCATCTTCGCCGCCTTCGCCGGATCCGTGGCCTTGATGTACCGCATGGCCAGCTCAAAGCTCGACTCCAGGGTCGACATACCTTTCTGAACACCGGTACTCAGTGAGGCCTGGTAATCAATACCAGCATCCTTGTACGCCTTGACCACTTCCCCGGAACCGATTTTCTCCATCCAGTTTTTCAGGTTGTTGGCTGCCTCATCGGAGCCACCGGCAGTCTTCATCTGCACCTGCAGCATCGAGCCCAACTGACTCACCGCATCCATGCCGGTGATTTCCATCTTGCCCATGCCAGCCAGCAGCTGCGGAAACCAGCGCGCCATGTCGGACGCCTCAAAGCTGCCCGCCTGACCCTGCATCGCGATGGCTTCCAGGGCCTTCTCCATGACCTTCGGGTCGCTGATCTTGGCGTTCTGCTCCAGCGCCTGGATCATTTTGGCGGTGTCCTCACCACCCGAGCCCTGGCCCACGGCAAACTTGGCCGCCACCGGCGCATAGGACAGCGCCTTGTCCAGCTCCATCCCGGCGCCAACCAACTGATTCACCAGCTCGGCCACGTCGTTGCGGCCCATTCCGGTGTCTTGCGAGGTCTGAATGATGGTGCGGGTCAACTGGGCTTCTTGTGGCTTGTTCGCCACGTCGGCCTTGATCGCAATATCGCGAATGATCGCCTGATAGTCCGCGCTGATCTTGGTCGGAATAGCTACCGCCCCGACACCGGCCACGGCCTGGCCAATGCTGGACTTGAGGCCCTCCTTGCCCTGCTGGATCTGCTGGTGCCCCTTAAGCTGCAGATCGGCACCCCGGGCCACTCGGCCGAGTGCCTGATATTCCTGGCGCAGCTTGTTAACCTGGATACCCTGCTTCTGCAGGCTGGTCAGGTTCCCTTCCAGCTTGCGCAACA